TTTTATTCCTGATACTGCATCTGCACCTATACCTACACTTTTACTAGTATTGATTCCAACACTATCAACTGCCCATGTACCAGCAGCACCAACTGCTCCACCACCACCACTTGCATCTGCACCAATAAACTTACCAGTTGATGATTGATACTTTAAGAACTTACCATCTACCTTTACACTATCTCTATCTACATCATCTAAAAACTCAAGACGAACTTCTCCACCACCACCTTGTTCATAAACTACTTGTTTTAATACTTCTATTTCTTTTCTAAGTTTTTCAAGATCTGGTTCAGTCTTTATAGTTTCTACTTCTTCACTAATAACATCTAATATTTTTACAGCATTATCTACTATACTATCTTCAACTTCTTCTGTTGCAATCTCTTCAACTTCCTTTTCAACCTTTGGTTCAATCTTTAATTTTTTAAGTTTCTTTTCTTTTTTAGGTTCCTCATTAAATAAGATATTTTTAAACGCTTCTACATCTTTCTTTAACTGTTTCTTTTCCTCTTCAATTTTGCGTGACTCTGCTTCCATAGAGGAAAAAAGATTATCTAATGATAGATCACCAATAATCTTTTTCTTTTCCTCTTTTAGTTTTTTCTTCTCACCACCTATTGATTTGAAGAAATCATTTAGAGACTCTTTATTGTTTGTCATTCTGTTTTAGAAACTTTTGCAGTTCTGCAGTTGAACCTACAAATAGTGAATTGTTAACAGTTGTTGGACCTTTAGATTCTTTTTCTTCATTTACATCTTTTAGTTTTTTCTGTAGATCCATTAACTTATCAGTGGCATCTGCCACATTTTTAATTAACTGACCTGCAACTTCATATGCTCTTGGCATTTCACTCTCTGATGCTAATTCAAGTATTCCATTAATTGCTTCTTGTCCTTTCTCAATGATTGAATATAACTGTCCTCTAGTATATTTGTAGTCCTTCTCAATGTCAATATCACCTTGTGATTTTTGAATGGGTGGTTGTGGACTAACTTCAATTTCTACTGATTTATCATAATCAGTATTCAATGTTTCATTTAATGAGTCATATTTTGCCATAGTTTTAACCTCATTCTATAGATCCATCAAATCCAAAATCATCACCAAATTCAATGAGTGGATTATCCTCTTTAGCATCAGTATAATTGATACCAAAGATTTGTGCACCTTTAACATGATTTTGAACAGTGGTATTATCTTGTGCTCTCTTCACAGTTAGTTTATTTCCTGTTACTGAGTCAACAAGCATTTCCTCTTGTCCCACATAGATGTATTTACCTGCTTCAACTTTTGTTCCATCATCAACCTCTATGATTGTTTCTAGTAGATCTACATCCTCTGCTAATAGAGTTCTAACATCACCAGTATAATCTTTAGTTGCTCTTGCCACTGTTCTATAAGTAACACTCCTCTCAGGTGCTCTGCCTGCTTCTCTTGAACCAGCAACATATCCAATAGCAACTTTCTTAACAATAGATCCAGTAACATCTGTAATAGGACCAAATAGAGTTGTTTTTGCAGTAAAACTTAAAGTGTATATTAATGCTCTTCTAGTATCAAAGTTACCCTCATAATCATCTTCCATTGATATATTATCTAAGTTTATAGGAACATCTCTCTTCTCTTTCAGATTACCTAAAAAATTAATTGGAAGTTGATATGCAGGTTGAAAATATGGAAGTATCTGTTCTATAATTTGAAGCATATCATCATTTAACTTAGTCATGATTGATAGTTCAAATCTCATATTATATGGAACTGGAAGATAATTCCTTTTTACATTTGCTCCATCAGGAGTTTGATTTATGATTGTCTGTGTTTGAGTTGATTTTCTAGATGCATCATATTGCAATCCCAAAAACTCAAAAGACATTCTTGGAAGTGTAATTGAAACAGGTTTATTTAAATCTGCTTCTTGTTGCATTCTCGCTAAAAACTTTTGTGTAGGACCATATGCTAATGGAACCTTGATAATAGAATCTCCTTTCTTGATTTCAATTCCATTAAATAGGGATCCAAATCCAATGATAACAGATCTAAAAATTTCGTTGTAAAAATACTCAAACATTATCTTATACCTATACAGTACTATTTAACGATTTTATTTTAGGGCATTCCAAATGGATTCTTCTCTGTAAAGTCTATAATACTATCAGCTTCTGATTGTATCACATCATTTTCAGCAAATCCAGAGACCTCATCATCAGTATTGACACTGAATATAGCAAACTTAGCACCAGAGTTTTGACCTATGATTTGCTCTCCCTTCTCAAAGTTAGCTGAGATAATAGATATCTCTAACTTATTAGTCACTGCATTCCATTCCTTAACTCTTGCAGTAGCACCAGATGTCTGACCCTCAACAATCTCATTAAAGATGTAAGATCCAGTTCCAATACCTGAACCAGCACTTGTAGGTGCATCAAATGTTATGGTTGGTGCAGTTGTGTATCCTGAACCAGCATGACTGATAAATGCAGCAGTAACTATACCAGAAGCATTGATTAAACCAATACCTCTTGCAGTTGTTCCTACTCCAACATTTCCTGATGCTGTAAACTGTGGATTTGTTGTATATCCTGAACCTCCACTTGCTATGGATACCACACCAATGGATCCTATAGTGGTAATGCCTGCAGTTGCTGCAGCACCCACTCCTGTGCCTTCAGGATCCTGAATAGTAATCATAGGTGCTTCAGTATAACCTGAACCTGCATTTTCTAAGTTAATTGCAACTATCTTACCATCAGTTAATCCAGTGTCACAGTCAATGAATGTATTTGATATGGATGCAAATCCAACAGCAGATATTCCCCCATCAGGTGCTGATGATATTCCAATTATAGGTTGTGGTGATTGTTTATATCCTTTACCTACATTAATGATTGAAATTCTATCAACTGCTCCACTGGCAACATAAGTTGCAGTAGCAGTTGCAGTCACTGCTGCTCCTATCAATGTCAGTGTTTGAATATATCCTAGTTGTTCTACTTCATCATCAATAGTATCAACACCAGTGTCAATAACCTCATCCTCATATCTGAATAATTCACATCTCAGTTGATATACATATGTTTTTTTGAGTTGATAAAATGGTTGCTCATGCTCTACATATTTAATTTCAAATAATCTATCACCTAAAGGAAAGTAAATTAGATCACCTTCTTTAGGTCTAGTTGCTAGTTCAATATTAGGTATACTTTTAATTAATGGTGTAATATAATTTTCATATCTTTCTCTTGAAATAATCAAAGTTAAATCATCTACATTTTGTATTCCAAACTTTGATAGTAAAGTTCCTTGTCCACCATATCCTTCATAACTATCCACATATGCTTCAATAGGATATGCACTGTCAAACTCAGATTGTACAACCTCTCTGATAACAGTATTCTTAGTGATATATCTTCTAGGAATATAGAATACTTCAATACCATATATCTTTAATTGCTCATTGATTAGGTCTTGAACTAAACTTTGTTCACCAGGTGATCCTTGTAGAAAATAAGGGTTAAGTGCCATATCATTATCCTATAAAATCTAAAGGTGGTATTTCATAGGTGCTCAACATTTGTGCTCTTATTTCATCTATCTCTCTTTGACCATCATCATATATCTGTCTACCATTTAATTCAGTTCCACCAGGTAACTTGACACCTTGAAACTTGATAAGATTCATACCCCATTGTCTCTTGACTAATGCAGTTAAATATCTTTTCAAGAAAGGATCATTATACACTCTTGTAAAATCATCAGGATCTATAGCAGCAGAGCAATTAATAATAATATAATCACCTGCACTTATTTCAGCATAATCTATATCCAAATATAATCTATTTTGTCTTATATTAAATCTAATTTGTTTCTCAGTATTCAATAAGAAGTTGAGTGTTTCTAGATAGGTCATTGCCATTGAATAACCTAGTAATTCAGTTCTACCCCAGTAATATAGATCATTCAATACTAACTGATATTTAAAACTAAACATATTAGTCATACTTAATGACTTAGCACTATCAAATTTAAATATCTTTTCAACACCAATTATATTGGGTGGTATTTGTAAAAAATTACTATTCTCATAGTAATCAAAACTTAATGATTCACCATTTATAGTTGTGGTGGCAGTTGTAGTAGTAATACCAGTTTGTCCACCTTGATCTGGATCTTTTACTCTACCTCTGTCTATATCTTCTTGAGTTATCTTATACTTTAAAAATATTTTAGTGATACCATCATAATGTCTCTCTTGATAGTATTGAATAGCATCATCCATCAAGTCTTGTAATTGTTCCTCTGCGACATTAACCTCTAAGACAGGTGCTCCATTCTGTCTTAATGCATAGTCAATTAATTCTTGTCTGGAAGCAGGTTGAGCCATTTATACAGTATTACCTTTAATTTATTTAGGGAGCAGAGGATATACCTCCCACTACCAATACATTTCCTTCTGCCATTCTATAGATTGTTGATCCTGAACTAACTAACATATCCCATACATATCTACCTGGTTTTATATTTCTTGTTGTAGTAGAACCCATTGATAAATTAAACTCACCACCAGCAGCACTAGTAAATCCTACTGTAAATGATGCTGTAGCTGGATTGGTAGCACCAACTGCTACTGACTTAACCATCTCTGATGATCCAGTATATCCAGTTAAATTAAAAGCAGATTTATCTGGATTGATAACCTTAAATGTTGATTTAAAGTTTGCTCCAGTGTTAATTGTTAAATTAGCACTATA